GCCTTGTAAGAACTTTTGTATTTTTTCCTTTAGTGCGTTAATTATAGGTTGTGTAATAGTTGCAGCTGCTACAGCCGTGACAGCTGTAACAGACGCAGCAACTAAAACTTCTTGCGAAGGTAAAGTGATACTAGGTAATGGTGGAAAGTGGATTTTTGGGGGTGGGTTTTCTGCTGTCTGTACCTCTTCTGTGCCTTTGGGTCTTCGTAAATCGCTCGGAGGTACGACCAAAGGTTGATATGAGGGAACATCTGCTGTAGGGAGAGGTATTGAGGGGGTTTGTATAGTAGGAAAGGTGGGTATTTCCAATTATGTTCTACCAGCTTGTGTTCCTGACCCAGACTGTGTTACAGAAACACCAGACCCTTTTTTGATCGAGAATCCAGCTGCAGCACCTCCGCCGCCACTACCCGGTCCATTACGAGTTATATGGTCCGACTGTTCAATATCTGTAAAGTCAACGTGAGTGCTATTTCCGCCACTTCCGCCAGATCCTGAGTTACCATAGTGGCCACCGCCACCACCTGATCCGCCGTGTCCACCTCTCATTATATTGTACCATTGGTGTGAACCATTACCACCGCCTGATCCACCTTGCCTTCCGTGATTATAACCTTGGCCTCGTCCGCCGTTACCACCGGCACCACCTTCGTTATTAATCCATTGGTGTGCAGTACGGTAAGCGTCTTGGCCTTCACCACCACCGCCACCGCCGCCACCTCCGGCACGGATTGTTCCATTATTAACAACACTTACACCGTTAGTAAGTATCTCTAATGCATCACCACCAGCCTGTCCAGCAGAACCAGATGGAGAGCTATGAACACTAGAGTTATTACCACCACTACCACCTGCTCCACCAGCACCAGAAAGAGTACCAGAGTTAGTAATGACTAAGGTTCCTCCCATGCCTGCTGGTGCAGTCAAAGCGTTGTTACTTACTTGAGTTGCTCCAAGCTCTACACCACTAGGTATAGTATAAGACTTAGCTATATTAGCAGCCCAGTCAGATCCAAATACTGTTTGTAGATTTACATCTGTAGCATTACTTGCAGTGTATGCGATAATAGAACTTGTACCATAGAAATCACTCATGTCTATAGCACCTGATCCGGGTACACCATCAGCCGCCCCGTAAAACTCGGATAAGCTATCTGGTGTACTACCAGCTAAAGTGTCAAATTCATCAGCGATTTCACTTATTTTTATTGCTCCTGAGTTTTGTAATGCCATTATGCACCTCCAGCACAGTCAGCCTTATGTTGATCTAGTTCTGCTTTTAGTGCCTTTACACTTTCGATAAGGACACCGACTAGCTTACCGTAATCTACAGACAGTACTTCTTTACCTTCGTGGTCTACAGGTACAACTAGCTCAGGAAATACCTCTTGCACTTCTTGTGCTATAACACCAGTTGATGGCTTGTCTGTATGCAACCACTTAAATGTTACACCACGTAGTTTATCTACTTTCTCAAGTGGATCTTTAATTGTGTGTATCTCAGTCTTAAGTCTAGAGTCAGAGAATGCGGTTACGTCACCAGACGCTACTAAAGCACCTGTTACAGAAACGCCTGTATTTGTAGTTTCAAGTTTTTTACTGTTATTATAATATAGCTCTACTTGTGCATCAGGTTCAGCATAGAGCATTTTTTCAGTGCTTGCAATTTTTCTAAGTTCAACAGAAGATGAACCTCTTATATATAAATTTCCTGTACCACTATCATCTATATAGCTATCTGATCCGTCATGGAAAATTTTTAGGTCATCACCATTTCCAAATGTAGCTTGTAAATTATCGTCAAATCTAATTTTACTATCAACATCTATATTAACATTTTTGTTTGTTGTACCAGAAGCGATAGTAACATCACCTGTAATAGTACCACCAGCAAGAGGTAATTTAGTTGCTATTGAGTTAGTAACAGTTGTTGAGAAGTTAGCATCATCTCCAAGTGCAGCCGCTAATTCATTAAGTGTATTTAATGTACTAGGGCTAGAGTCTACAAGGTTAGATATAGCTGTAGTTGTATAAGCTGTTGTTGCTACTTTAGTACTATTGTCAGATGCGGCCTGAGTTGTTGCTGTTGTTCCGCTTGCTATAGCACCGCCAGAGATTCCTAAGTTACCTACAGTTGTGTTAAGTGCAGCTACATCTACACCGTCAACTGTTCCTGATACTGCAATGTTGCCTGTGACAGTCAACGCTCCAGTCGCAGCAGTTCCTGATGTAGATAAGTTTTGTGAACCAAATGCTGGGGCTACTTTAGTACCAGCTATAGCAGCACTTGCATTAACATCTGCGTTTACAATAGAACCATCTACTATATTAGCACTTGCTACGGTCACATCTGTTGGTAAAGCACCAGCTGCAAGTTTAGCTGTTGTTAAAGAATCTGCATCTAGTTTTCCAGCAATGGTAGCAGAGGTGACATTATTTAAGTCTTCTCTAGCTAGTGGCCGACCACCGGCTGTAGAACCGTCGTGTACTACAGCTGTGTCTTTTGTTGTATCTATTGTAACTTCACCCTCGGCCCCGGTAAAGCTATTATGTCCAGAGGTTGATCCTCTTCTTAGTTTTAGTAATTTTGCCATTAAATTGTTCCGAAGTCAAGTGTCAAGTTTGTTGTTGTAATTACGTTGGGTGCAATAGTTTGTCCAGATAAAGCAGTAGCAATCTCAGCACCAGTTTGATCTCGTGTTGCGTTTGCTTCTATGTTATCTAGTTTAGCTCCATCTACTGATAAGTCTCTACCGTCAACAGTTTGATTACCTGTAAATGTTATGTTACCACTAAATTGGTTAGCTCCTAGTCCAGCTAAGTTACCTGTAGCTGTTACACCACCTTGCCACGCTGTTCCGTTATATACTCTAAGCTCATCAGATGTAGTATCAAAGTAAAGATCTCCAGCATCATTATTACTTGTCGGTGCAGAACTAGCTACACGATATCTATTACCAAAGTCATTAACAGTGCTAAGATTAGATGCAACTGAGTTAATATTAGATATAGAACCACCGACAGCAGTAATGTTAGAAGCATTAGATACTGCAGCATTAATATTAGATGCGTTACTGTTAACAGCGTTAACGTTAGCTATGTTACCACCAACATTATTGACATTAGCAATATTTGCAGCTACAGTATTAACATTTGTTGAAGCAGAAATAACAGAAGTAATGTTAGATATATTATCTGCAACTGTTTTAATAGGATCATCCTTAACAGTTATGGTGTTACCCATACCGCTATGGCTTGTACAATAGTACTGGAAGCTAGTTGGTTGAGATTCTGGAATCTTAATAGCTACTTTTGCTCCAGCCTGACCTTGTGTACCAGTAACTGTAACGTTAGTAGTATAAGCACTTCCGCCACTTTGGAAGCGTAACGGATGGGTTGCGTTGGAAGCATCACTTACATCAAATGTATATGTCCAACCTTTATATAATGTTAGTGCAGGCTTATCTACACCATCAACAATAAATTTACCTGTAGCTGCAGTAATTGTAAATGTTACTTCATCTTCTATAGCATCTGCTACTATATCAAGAGATCCGTTTGAGCTACCTGTAGTAACTGCATCAGTGATTAGACCTAGATCTTCTTGGAAAGTTACAGCACCTGATACGATAGCTATATCATTTAATACCGCCTGTGTAGGAGTGACAGCTGAGAAAGTACTACCATCATACACACGTATGTTGTCATTACTACTATCATACCATAGGTCTCCCTCAGTTAGGGAAGTACCATCAGCTCTTTGTGAAGGTTGGTTAGCACTTATCTGATATACGTCAGCAAAGTTATTTATATCTGTTACGTTGTTTCCAGCTGCTGCTATTGCTGTTGCGTTAGCTGCTACTGTAGTAACTTCTGTTGCTTTTGGTACAAGTCTATGGAAGGTATATGTATGTAATGTACTTGTAGATTCTACTAATACACCGAAGCCTGCTGATAATGTACTTGGTACGCCAGTAATTGTAATTGTAGCGTTGTTAGAAACATTACCATTAGCAATAGTAACAGTTGTACCACTAGGAGTACGAGCCGTGCCTATAGTGGCAATACTTAAAATAGCTGCCTTACCGCTGGCTGCTTGCGGGTTAGTATCTGGGAAAGAAGTCTCGTTAGCAATAGCAGTAAAACCACCGACATCATCGACAAGGTCAATAATACGGGCATTGATAGCAGCT